TTTGCAGATAGAATGCTTGCAAAATATGATATTGATATTACATTTACAAGACATTTTGTTGATAGAATGAATGACAATAGAAACGATCCAGAGATCAAAGTTGCAGAACTTCAAAAGTTTTTCAAAAAGATTCAGAAGAAAAAAGGTTCTCAGATCAAGGCGAACCCCGATATCGAAGCAGTTCTCAAAGACATGTCAACTAACTTAAATCTGCCTGTAGTTATCAACTATAAGAATGGTGAGTTTGAAGTTGTACATAAAACAATCATGCGTAAGAAAAACTTCTCTACATCAAGTAAAGAATTAAAATACGAAGAGGTAGATATGAATATTGAAGAAAAACTTAACGAAATATCTAACATGCGCCGTTTGAAGCTTGTCAGCAAAATTAAGAATTCTGGTGTTGTAAAACAGGGTTCTATGTCTAAGGATAATAAAAAAGAAGCAGCAAATCCAGCTCAACAAGCTGCCATTGCTATTGCAAAGAAAAAATCGGGAAAATACGATGATGATGGAAATCTTAAAGAATTGACATCAGCAGAAAAAAAACTTATTGATAAAATGTATGACAAAAAAGGTAACTTGACGCCATTGGGTAAAAAAGTTATGGAATATGGTAAGAAAAATGAAAAACTAGGCAAAGATGCTGATGCTGGTGATTACATCGATGATTTTAGAAAATCAGATGCTCCGCAATTCAAAGGTAAGTCCGATGAAAAAATAAGACAAATGGCGGTTGCCGCATATCTTAAAGCAAAAGAAAAAAATGAAACTGTTGATGAAAAAATTGCAACCAATAAAGAAAGAATGAATATGGCTGCTCTTGATGCGTTAAAAAAATTGATTGCATCAAAAGGTGATAAACAGTCTTTAAAATCATATGTATATACTATCGCTAAATCTTTCAGTGGAGTGTCGGGTAAAGATTTAGAGACTCTTTATAGAAATTCTATTAAAGAACAAGTTGAACTTGATGAAGAAAGATGGAAATATAAGGGCGACACAAATTACAAAGTAGGTGGTAATCTAAGATATGATGATAAGTTAGATTACAAACTTTCAAAGGCAGATGCTGATATTTTAAACAAATACATGAAACAAGCTAAAAATGATGCAGCACGTAGTAAAGTGTGGAATATGTTCTGGGATTCAAAAGAAACAGGTAATACGGCCAAGGGCCCAGAAAAAGCGATCAAATTTGCCAAAAATTCTATCAAAGAAGAACTAGATGAACAAATCGAGGGACTTAAAAAGAAAGCAGAAAAGTCGGGTATTTCATATGGTATTCTAAAAAAGGTATATGACAGAGGTATGGCTGCTTGGAAAACAGGACATAGGCCAGGAACTACTCCACAACAGTGGGCATTTGCTAGAGTCAATTCATTTATCACTGGCGGTGGCGCACGGAAGTCGGATGCAGACCTTTGGGCTGAAAGATAGATAAATAGTAAAAAAACTGGAGAACTCTCATGACTAATAGGAAAAATATTCCCGAAGAAATTTTAGACGATGATGTAGCAGATTTCATCGGCGCAGCTTCTGCTGCGAAGGCGGCAGGAAAAAAGAAATTTAAATTTGGTGATAAAGAATATCCTGTCACAATTTCTGATAAAATTGCAAAGACTGTTAATAAAGAAGCCGTTGTTGGTATTATGCAAAACAAGGACGATGAAAAGGTTTCCAAGGGTTCACAAAAAATGGGAAGTGCAAAAAATGAATCTTTAGATGGAAGAACTAAAGCATTTAAAGAAAAATTGCAAAAGCTTTCCTATTCAGAGAAGAAAAAAGATGACCTAGAAAACGAGAAGAATTTTGATGGCCGCGGCAAAGAGTTCAAAGAAAAACTAGTCAAACTTGGATATAAAAAGCCTACTATGGAAGAAAGACTTCTAGAAAAAATGGGCAAATCTTCAACTGGTTATGATTTGTATCACAAAGATTTTTCATCTGCAATGAAACATGCATACGAATTTGCAAAGAAAAAATATGGTATTGATATTGATCCAAAAGAAATTGATGATAAAGTTGCCACTGGGCCTCGCAAACCAACATCTGGTAAAACCAATTCTTATCGTTTACTTGATAAAGATGGTAAAAAAGCAGTTCAAATTCAAGTATACAATATGGACAATAAGAAATATGAATTGAATATGTATAAAGAGGAAAAGGAATTTGAACCTCATATGATGTACGACCCAAAAACTGGTAAAGGTTATAAAGCCGAAAAACCAGAAGATCATGAACGTATGTCTAAGATGGGATATACTCATGAAAAACCAAAAATGGAAGAATTTCATTTACATGAAGCATCAATTCAAATGGTAGCAAGAGATCTCGAATCATATGCTAAAAAAGATAAAAAGGGTATGGATTATGATGATTTCATGAAAGCAGCAAAAATGATGAAAGATAATCAATTGAAAGCTTTGATTTCATTTGTGAATGATTTGGACACAGAACCAAGAGAAAAAATCCTCATGATTGTTAAGAATGTTCTTGGTAAGAAAACTGCTGAGAAAATGTTTGGGGTAAGATTTTTTGATAGTAAAATTAATGAGATTAAAGAAATGAAACAGCCCTTCGTAGTTGTTGATACTGCTGATGGTAACAAAGTCGTAGGTATGGCTTCTGATGAAAAGGGAGCAAAATCAATTATTTCCACTTCTCAACTTCCACCAATGAAAATTAAAGACAAGAAAACTTTGAAGATTGTAAAGACAAGCAAAAAACAAGATATTGGATTTCCTGTGAAAGAAGATCAAGAGGTCGATGAAGTCTCTCAAGATACTTTACGTAATTATCATGGTAAAGCAGGTGCTCAACTTAATAAATTAAGAGATAAAAATGCTAAAGGAAAGTTAACTTTTGCTGATCTTAAAAAGGGCCAAAACAGAGCAAAAGGTCTTAATAGAGCTGCTAATAAGATGGAAGAGATTGAACTAAAAGAATTTGAAACAGAGATTGATTTACAAGAAAAACTTTCTCCAGCCCAAATCAAAAAATTAAAAAGTGAATTTGAAGACCTGAGAGGAAAGAAAATCTCTGCACAGTCAGGAATGAAACTTTCCAAAGCTTTGGACAAATTGGACAAGGAACAAACGATTGCTCTTGTTAATTTAGATTTGCCATTCGTTTCTACTCTTGCTGTTAGCAAACTAATGATGAATTTTAACATGTCTCCAAGCGAAGTCAATAAAATAATTGATGGAAAAGATGAATCATTTGATCCAAAACTCAAAGAAGAACTAAAAATTAAAGAATTGATTGAAAGTTCTGATAAAAAAGATGCAGAGGAAATGAAAGAAATTGTTCTTGCAATGAACCCTAAATATAATAAAAAACAGGTTCAAAAAGAAGTTGAAAAAATGGCGATGGAGAAATATGGAAATTCCTCTCGCGCTAAAAAGATTGCTAGCTACGTTAAATAAGGAGAAAAAAATGGATTTACCAAGTTGGGCAAGGCCAAAAAACTGGATGAAGAATGCAGTTGCAACTAATCGCGGTTGGGTCAACGAAAAAACTGGAGAGATGTATAAAAAGCACTCAAATTTGAAAGACAAAATTGATGCACTTGCGCCTGCAAAACCAGCACCAAAACCAAAACCAAAACCAACATCAGCACCGAAAGATGAAGGTGTAGATCTTTCAAGTATGACAAAGGACGAATTGGAAGAGTTGGGTAGAGAACATGGAATTGAGTTGGACAAGAGAAAAACTAAAAAGGATTTAGTTGCTGAAATCAAAGACGTAATATAATATTATAAAGAACAATAATAATGGATCACTTTGAAATTTTGAATGAAAACAATGTTTTCAATTATCAGATGAAATCTTATGATAATCCTCAGTGTCATAGCATGGAAGAGTTTCTTGACGATATGAAACGTATCAAATATGTCAAGAGACTCTTTCACAAATATCACACTAAAGGTTTATTAAAAGAGAGATTGATAATAAATCATCTGGTAATTTTGTTTAATGTTTTGGGAAATGTTCCGTGTAGTAGAATTTTATTTTTGAAAATTGACAAAAATCAACACTACATCTTAGCAAGTTTTTTGCACTTTTTACACAAACTTCCAAAAGAAGTAAAAGGAATTGAGGGTAGAACTATAAATTTAGAAGAAATTGTTCTTGATAAATATATATTAGAAACATTAGGAAAAATTTAAGATGGCCTCAGTATTTAATGCATATCTAGCATATCAATTTATAAAAATTCTCACTACGCCGTGGGAAGAAACTGAAGCATATAAAAACGGCGTGGTTGATGCATCTGGAAAACAACTTAAAAAATCTGGTGATTTAAAAACGGATGCAGAAAAAAAATCTTTCACCATTTTTCATAAAATCATTTTCAATTTAAAAAGAATTCTTTCAAAGTTTCCAGGCGGAAAATCTAGAATTGCATCTTACGCAGCTGCTATGGCACTTCTTAGAGAAAATAATGAAAATCTAAAAGAAGAAGATTTAAATCTTCTTGAAAATCTTCTTATAGATTATATCAATAAACAAGAGGAAGAATTATATGAAAGTGGTATTCTTATCGAAGAGATGGGGTCGGGAGGAATAGCTAATTCGGTTGGTGATGGTTCGAAGTTAGGAAACTTTATAAACAATCCATATAAATTTTCTGGTATGCAAATTTTCAAAGTCGATCCAGATAGTTTTGATAAATTTATGAAAGGTAAGAAAAAGTATTCTCGTTGGGATAATTTTATTCGCAGAGAAGATGCTTTACATATAAGAAAATATATAAAGAACAACCCAACTAAAAGAGTTGTGTTGCAGGATTCACAAAACGGTTCTATGATTATCTTACACAGAGATTTGTAATGTTTGGTATTTTCAGTACAGCAAAAATAGCGGTAGTAGTTGTCGCTCTCACAGTAGCCGGCGGGGGCTATTGGTATGTACAAAAACTACAAACTCAGGTAAAAACTCTAGAGGCAAACCAAGTTATCTTGAGTGGTGCTATGGAGTCAAAAGATTCAGAAATTGCAAGATTGAATGCAGATATTAAAGAAGTAAAAGAAATCAATAATCGAATTTCTACAGAAAGTAAAGTCTTGAACGGACAAGTCGATGAACTTAGGAGAAAACTTTCAGAACACGATTTGGGGTTCTTGGCAGAAAACAAACCTGGCCTTGTAGAAAAAATAATAAATAATGATATACAAAATACTTTGAAAAGTGATTTAGAAGATATTATGGAAACAGAAAAATGAATAAATATATACAATTGACTCTTATATTATTTATTGGCTTGAGTATCACAGGATGTAGTAGTACACAGGAAAAGATTGTTACTGAAGAAGTTCTAGTAAACAAAGTTCCTCTTGATCTTGAAATGCCAAAACCAGTGACATGGCAAAATTTTGAATTTGTTGTGGTTACTCCTGATAACTATCAGGAAACTGTTGATAAATTGAAATCCGGCGGTAAGAGTATTGCGCTGTTTGCATTAGATGAAGATTCTTATAAGAATTTATCTATTGTAGTAAATGATATGAAAAGATATATGGGTGAACAGAAAATTATAATTTTAGAATATAAAAAATATTATGAACAATAATAAAAATAATAAGGCGCAAACTAATGACCGATTATGATTCTAGATTAGAAAGAATAGAAAGCAAGATTGATCAACTTGCAGATGCAATGATATCTATGGCTCGGGCCGAAGAAAAAATGACTGCTTTACGAACCGACCATGAAAAAATGTATGAAAGAATAAACAAACTTTCTATAAAAATGGATGAATTAGATCGGATGGCGCGAGAAAACGCAAGAACAACTGCTATATTTTTGAAGGCATTTTGGATAGTTTTTGCTGCAGCTGTATCATCTGTCGCAGCACATTTTTATCTCTGGCAATAGAATAATTATTGACAACCCCTAAAAAATAGTATAATATGAACTTTACTTACATGTGGAGTTGTGATGATATATATTGATCGAGCATACATTCAGAGATTATCCCCACAATTAGAAGGTTTCGTACAGAAGAAAAATAATCTGTACAACTTCCGTTGTCCTATCTGTGGCGATTCTCAGAAAAAAACCTACAAGATGCGTGGGTTTATTTACGAAAAAAAGAATAGTTTTAGATATATGTGTCATAATTGTGGCGCAAGTATGTCTTTTGCTAATTTCATAAAAGAACAAAATCATTCTTTATATGAAGAATATGTAATGGAAAAGTGGAAAGAAGGACAAAACAAATCTGGCCCTACTCAAAATCTTCAAAACACAGAAAAAGATGTTAAGTATGATTTTGACTTCAAGCCTAAATTTTCTACGAAATGTGTTTTTGAATATGGAGAGAAAATATCCGATTTGCATCCAACACACCCATCTAGAATGTATTGTGAGAAAAGAAAACTTCCAAAACTAGATGTATTGTATCATACACCAGATTTCAAATTTGTAGTAGATAAGGTGGCAAAAGGATATAATATTCCTAAAAATGAAAAAAGAATAGTCATTCCATTCTTTAATGAGAAATGTGAACTGATTGCCTTACAAGGAAGGAGTATGGACCCTAAAAATCCTATGCGATATATCACCATTAAGGTAAAAGATGTCCCAAAAGTATATGGATTGGATAGAATTGATCCAGCAAAAACTACATATGTAACAGAAGGCCCTTTTGATTCTCTTTTTCTTGATAACTGTCTTGCTATGGCAGGTAGTGATGTAGATAAAAAATATTTCAAATCATTTTCGGATATTGTTTTTATATACGATAATGAACCAAGAAACAAAGAGATAGTGAAGAAAATGGAACGGACTATTGACTCAGGATTTTCTATTTTTATATGGCCAAAAAATATTAAAGAAAAAGATATTAATGATGTAATATTGTCTGGAATGGACACTTTAGAATTACAATCACTTATAAGTATAAACACCTACAAAGACCTACAAGCAAAACTCACTTTTTCTGCTTGGAAAAAATGTTAATTACCACCAAAAAATATCAAAAAAGAGGATAAGCTATGTTGAAATTAGTCAATACACAAAAAGATTTGGATGCAAGAAAAATTATGTCTCAGGCAAAATTTTATGAGTCATATTCTAGATGGATGGAAGATGAAGGAAGATATGAATCTTGGGATGAATCTGTAAAACGTGTAATGGATATGCACAGAGCATATTACAGTGACAAAATTTCTCCAGAACTTAATCTATTAATTGATGAAGCAGAATCTCTTTATAAATTACAATACACATTAGGCGCACAAAGAGCGCTTCAGTTTGGTGGTGAACAACTTCTGAAACATCAAATGCGTATGTATAACTGCACTTCTTCTTATGCAGATCGTGCTGCGTATTTCCAAGAGTTGTTTTACATTCTTCTTTGTGGTGCTGGAGCAGGATTTTCTGTACAGAAACATCATGTCGCAAAACTACCTGCTATAGCAGAGAGAAAGAAACAAGCGAAAGGTTGGAAAGTAGAAGATTCTATAGAAGGCTGGGCAGATGCTCTAGGGGTGCTAATGTCCTCTTATTTTGTAGGTGGTGGAACTTTTCCAGATTTCGAAGGGCGTAGAGTATATTTTGACTTGTCAGAGATTAGACCTCAAGGTGCAGAGATTTCTGGTGGATTTAAGGCGCCAGGCCCAGAACCACTCAGGAAAGCATTAGATAAGATTGAACATCTTGTGCAATCTTTAATTCTCAGCGGCGAAACTACTCTCAGGCCAATTCATGTATATGATATTTCAATGCACGCTGCCGACGCGGTTCTGGCCGGTGGAGTTAGACGTTCTGCGACCATTGCATTGTTTTCGCATGATGATGAAGAGATGACCAAGGCTAAAACTGGAAATTGGTTTGTCGAAAATCCACAAAGAGGACGTAGCAACAATTCAGCAGTTTTAGTGAGAAGTGAAGTTACGAAAGAACAGTTTAAAGAATTAATGCAACCAATTAAAGAATTTGGTGAGCCTGGTTTTTATTTTGTAGACAATAAAGAACATACCACAAACCCATGTGTAGAAATTGGAATGTATCCTCAAATTGATGGAATATCTGGATGGCAGGGTTGTAATTTGACAGAAATCAATGGTGGCAAGTGTGTTTCCAAAGAAGAATTTTTTAAGGCGTGTCGTGCCGCCTCTATTCTTGGAACACTTCAAGCCGGTTACACAGATTTCAAATATATATCAGAAGATTCTAAAAGAATTTTTGAGAGAGAAGCCTTGTTGGGAGTTTCTATCACAGGATGGATGAACAATCCAGAGATTCTTTTAGATGCAGATATTCAACGAGAAGGAGCAGAAATTGTTAAAAGAGTTAATAAAGAAGTTGCTGCGCTTATTGGAATTAACCAAGCCGCGCGTACTACTTGTGTAAAACCATCTGGTAATGCATCTGTTCTTCTGCAAACTGCCTCTGGTATTCATGCAGAACATTCACCAAAGTATATTCGTCATGTACAGATGAATAAAGACGCTGAAGTTGCACAACTGATTGCACAGACAAATCCATACATGGTCGAAGAGTCTGTCTGGTCAAGTAGTAGAACTGATTACTGTATCGGTTTCCCTGTCATCTCTCCAAAAGGTTCTCTTTACAAAGAAGATCTATTTGGAACCGATTTGTTGAAAAAAGTTCAACTCGTTCAACAGAATTGGGTCGAAGCGGGAACTAATGTAGATTTGTGTGCAGACCCAACAGTTCGTCATAATGTTTCTAATACAGTAACTGTTGCATCGCATATGTGGAATGAGGTAGAAGATTTTCTTTATGAAAATAAAGACTACTTTGCTGGAGTTTCTTTCTTATCTGGCATGGGAGATAAGGATTTTCATCAAGCTCCAATGACAGAAGTATTAGATGAAACAGAAATTGTGAATAAGTACGGAAGAGGTGCAATGTTTGCTGCTGGATTGATTGTTGATACTAGAAAAGGGTTTAACAATCTATGGGAAGCATGTTCAATTGCACAAATGCCAATTGAACACCAAGGAGAGATTTCTGATCTTCGAGCTGAATGGATTCGTAGGTTTAAGAAATTTGCTGATAATTACTTTTATGGTGATATGAAAGATGCAGAATATTGTTTGAAGGATGTTTTCTTGTTGCATAAATGGACAAAAATTCAACAGAATTTGACACATATAGATTTTAATACGCAACTCGAAACTAAAAAATTCACAGACATTGATACTATGGGCGCGATTGCGTGTCAAGGCGGCGCCTGTGAAATAACCTTTTGAAAAAATACATAATTCTAAATAATAAAATATTTCAAAAGGGAGTAGTAAATGGAGCATATTGGATGTACAGAATGTGCAGCGGAATTTTCCGTAGAAACTCATAATGAAGAAGTTGTAAGGTTTTGTCCCATCTGTGGAGAGGCTCTTGAAGATTGTATAAATATAATCAAAGAGTTCGACATGGAAGAGGATGAAGAGTGGTTAGAAGAATAGGTGGTATTGATTACAGCTTAACTTGCCCATCAGTGTGCATATATACAGGAGAGAAAGAAGATTTTAGTTTTGAAAAATGCTTAATCTTCTTTCTTTCAAATACAAAAAAATACGAAGATTTTCAATATAAAAATATTGAAGGTTCGCAACAAATTCAAAATTGGCAGACAGCAGAGGAAAGATATGATTTTATCTCAGACTGGGCCTTAGACATTTTCATACATCATAATATCGAAGAAATAGTCTTAGAGGACTATAGTTACGGATCGAAAGGAAAAGTGTTTCATATTGCCGAAAACACTGGAATTTTGAAGTGGAAACTGTGGAATTCAGAACTAGAATATCATGTAGTGCCTCCGACAGTGATAAAGAAGTTTGCCACTGGTAAAGGTAATGCTAATAAAGAAATGATGTACGAATCATTTTTAGAAGAAACTAATGTAAATTTGAACGAAAGTTTAGAAATAAAATCAGAAAAAATAGGAAACCCTGTTTCAGATATTGTAGATTCTTATTATATTTGTAAATTAGCCCTTGACTTATAAACACATAGTTGTTATATTATATGTGTATTAACAAATGGTAAATTCAATGAACATTTTTGTACTAGATGAAAATCCAACTGTAGCCGCACAACTTCAATGCGACAAACATGTAGTAAAGATGATTGTCGAATCGGCACAAATGCTTTCCACGGCGCATAGAATGTTGGATGGTAAACATGAGAAACGACCATCTATCTCAGGAAAACGCATGGTCGACTATTGGGTTCATCCTAACCCAAACCTAGAGAAAACTCTTTACAAGGCTGTACACTTCACTCATCCCTGCACAGAGTGGACCACCGAGTCTCTTGCAAATTATATCTGGCATTACAACCATTGGGTGGCTCTATGTGACGAATACACATACAGATATGGAAAAATACATTCTACCGATGAATTATTGCGAGAGGTTTTGATCACACCTCCAATAAACATTGCAGAAGATGGACTCACTCCATTCAAACTTGCAATGAAAGATTCTCCTCAATGTCAATTTCCAGATGATCCTGTAAAGTCTTATCAGTTATTTTACCAAACAAAGCAAGAAAGGTTCAATATGGTATGGAGTAAACGGAACATTCCAGAATGGTTTCAAAAAACTCCTTGACAGACTAGAATGAAATATGTTATAAGTAATAGTATGTAAAACAAAATAGAGACAAAATTATGATTTTGATAGATCTAAGTCAAGTTATCATTTCTAATCTCATGACTCAGGTAGGCCCCAATACTGAAGATATTGATGATGGCTTGATTCGACACATGATACTGAATAGTATTCTAAGAATTAAGAAAAAGTTTTCAGCAGAGTATGGAAATATCGTAATCTGTTGTGATAACAAAAATTATTGGAGAAAGGACATTTATCCATACTATAAATTCTCTCGCAAAAAAGAGAGAGAAGATTCTGGTATTGATTGGAGTCTTATCTTCAACACAATGAATGAAGTAAAGACAGACCTCAAGGAAGTCTTTCCTTACAAAATCATTGAACATGACCGTGTTGAAGCGGATGATATTATTGCAACCTTGACTCAGGCTTTTGCTCCTTATGAGAAAATCTTGATTATGTCTAGTGATAAAGACTTCAAACAACTGCAAAAATATCCCAATGTTTCTCAATATAGTCCTATGCAAAAAAGATATCTCGTAGAGAAAAATCCTCAAAGATATTTAAGAGAACATATTATTCGTGGTGATAAATCAGATGGAATACCTAACTTTTTGAGTGCTGATGAAGTTTTTATAGAAAATCGTAGACAAAAACCCATCACAAAGAAAAACTTAGGAGATTGGCTTGATATGAGTCGTTGTCCAGAAGATTTCTGTGATGCAAATATGTTGAAACGATGGAAGAGAAACGAAGCACTTGTTGATCTTACATTGGTTCCAGAAGATATCAGAACTAAAATACTTGAAAAATTTGAAAATGAACCAGAAGGAGATATGAAAAAGGTATTCAATTATTTTATCAAGAACCGTATGATGATGTTGATGGAAGAAATTGACGGATTCAAAGAAAGTAAATATAAAACCTATCATGAAGAAGATGTTATGAGGACAGCATGAAAGAGAAATCCAAAAATTACAAGTGTTACTCAAAGGTAACACCAATCGTCTTTGAAAACCATTGTTATGGTTTTGAAGTAAAGGTAACTGAGGTGAACAGTAAATGGTCAAGAGATGGTCGTTCAATTGTAACCAAAAAGTTTTTTATCGATGAAACTAAAGCCACAGAGTTTGCAGAAAGCGTTAGAGTGTAATCAACGATTCCGTGGCGGAAATAGAGGAAAAAATGAAAAGATTATTCGCTATATTAACAATGTCAATCCTATCAACAGCTGCATATGCTCAGAGTTATGCAGAAGGAACGATTGTTGATGTACAAACAATCTATGGTTCTAATTCTTATAATGTTCCAAAAAGAATTTGTAGTGATGTAGATGTTCCTGTTTATCGAAATGGCAATAATTCAAATAATATTATCACTGGTGCTATTATTGGTGGTGTTATTGGACATCAATTTGGTAAGGGGGATCAGAGAAAAGATAATAGAAATGCTGGTGCAATTATTGGTGGATTGATTGGAAGTCAAAATCAGAATGGAAATGTTGTGCAATATCGCAGAGAAACGCAATGTAGAACTGAGTATCAGCGTCAAGAAGAAAGTTTTATTTCACATTATGTTGTTGTAATTAATGTGCATGGTAACACTATTCGTCAACAAACAGGAATTGCATATAATGTAGGAGATACGGTAAGATTGAGAGTTTCTTATTCTCTAAATTAATTGAAAAAAACTTAGCTCGGGCCCTTGACTTTTGGGCCCGAATCACTTATATTATATATGTAAGTTAAGAAAAAGAGAGAAACAATATGATGAATACCGCCCTTGAAAATCTTCTTGAAAACATCAAAACTGACTATTACAACTGGACAAGTCGTAATGGTACTAAAGAGTTGACTCATATCAATCTAGATATGATTGAAGAATTCAACAACGGATTGTCATGGACAGTTGGTAGTAAATATATCAAAATTATCTCAAACGGTGGTGTCTGGGGATTTGTTGTCAACACTGAAAATGACAAAAAATTCCGCATGGGTGATATCTTGAAAGCTGCTGGTTGGAACGCTCCTGCTCGAAATGCGGCGCGTGGAAATGTCTTTGAAGATTATGATATTCGGTGGACTGGACCTAACTACTTGATATAGGAGTTACTATGGAAGATATGATTGTAAGTTCTCTAGGCTATACAAAAGCGCAACTCACTGTTGCGTTTGACAAACTTACAGAAGGAATGGATAACTGGAAAATGCCAATCAGTTCTACCATTCATATTTCTGATTGGAATGTGATGTGTGAAGCATGTGCGTTTTTCACAGGTTCCGAACTTTATCAAACATACGACAATGGTGATGGGACCATGAATGTAAAAGCGGAGGGCTATTATAACGCAATTGGCCCTTGACAATTCAAACCGAATCGGTTATATTATACCCCTAACAAAAAGAGATGATCCCATGCAACTAACATCTGAACAAATATACAATGTGGCAAACTCAGCCGTAATTCAAAACTACATTCAAGAAAATCTTTATGATCCTTGGATAGGTACTCCATTTGAGGGATATCGCTATATGGATAGTAAACAAAAAGGGGCGCTGGGCGAAATATATGTCAGCCTTCTTTTTGAGGCTTGTGGATATGATGTGGAATTTGCTGAAACTTCTACGGCTGGTCACGATAGAGTTATAAACGGAATTCGCACTGAGATTAAATTTTCTCTTGCACACACCAACAACAAAAAAAGAATTCTAAAAGAAGATTGTTTTACTATGAATCATGTTGCTGTCGGTAAAGACTGGGAACGATTGATCTTCCTTGCGATTAACGGTGATCCCAACAAAGTTCGCGCCATGTATATGACGAAGAAAGAATTCAAGCAGGCACTTGATACTAGTGAATATTTCTCTCATCAACAAGGTGGCAAGAGCGGTGACAATGATGATTATATGATTGCATCTGGTAAAATCGTAAAACTA